GGCGCGAGCACGGTGACGACGGCCTGAGACTGTCCAACGGTTGTCGCTGTGACAGTCACCGTTATGGTCGGGTTCAGGGCGGTTACAACGTATGTTCCCACGCAAGCGGCGTCGGTGGCCGCAGCATTGATGCAACTCTGGAATTGGATCTTTGCGGTCATGCCAACAGGTGTTCCTTGGCTGCACGCGGTTATGACCGTTCCTGCGGTAGCGAACGAGACATTGATCTCCTGGCCTGGTTGAACGTTGCCAATGGTCAGCACGTTCGTCGCAGAAGCCGACAAGGCAAGAGTCCCTCCGGAAGTCGGGGTCGTGCCAAACGGCGTGGCCGCAGCCGGACCGGTTCCTGTGCCGATCCAACCAGCTGCTTGAAAGCCACCAGGTGGTACATGCGGATTGAAGAGAGTCACATCATACTCAATCCACAGCTTCCCAGTGTTGTTGATAGCGTCGTCGGTAGACGCAACAAACATGATGCCTGAATCGTAAGTCTTCACGTCCAGGTTGGGGGCGAGTGCCCCGAGGCGAATGAACTTGCGGCGCATTTCGCCATTGAGCAAGTCCGGCTCGCACACGCATTCGAACCTCGCCCAGATGTTGGCTTCCTCCGAATCGGAGTAGGAGGCCATGGCGGCTTCTCCGGTAGGCGCAGCATCGGCGGCGTCGTAGTCGGGGGCGATGAGGATGTCCCCTGCGACTTGCGTGCCCATGGAAGGGACCCAAATCAAACGCAGCTTGTTGAAGCGGTATGACTCCCAGCCCGCAGCTTCGTTGGACAACCAAGGGAAGCTCGCTTGCAGACCGGGATTAAGGGCGATGGCTGCCAGGATCGTGAACAGCCCGTTGCCGGGCGTCACGACCTTTGACACCAATTCGCGATGCATGATTCTCTGCTCTGAGTGCGACATGCGGATGAAGACTGGCTTGTGGCCGCTCATCTTGGTACCCTCTGCGACTGGCGCAAAGAAACCCACAACCGCAGGTTCTTGCGGCGGGTTACCAGCGCGGGCTGCGGCATCTCGGCCGCGCTTGGCATTGCGCTTGGTATTGCGGGCTCGGCGCTTCTTTCGCGCCGGTTGAGCAGCCTGTGGAGGAGCATTGCCAGCAGCCCGAGCGCGCTTACGGCTAGCGCGAGAGCTGCGTGGAGCATTGCTGTTGTTCGTGTTGCTCATCGATTCTAATGAGCGGTAGAAATGATTTTCAGATACCCCGGTGCGACCGGAACAGCAGGGCACATCAGACACTGTGCCCTAGTGCGTTGATTAGGCCCAACGCACAAAGCCCCCCAAAGGGGAATCAAGTCGGTTTGGCAGGGCCAGTCGCCTCCGACTTGCCCTTGTCCTTTCCAAACTTCGCCTCGTGAACGAGCTTTGCCTTACCAGCACAATCGCGGCAGCGAAAGGGGAGGCCTTGCTCCAGCCTCGCACGCTGCGGCATGCTAAGCAACGGGGCTAAGAAACGTTTGGCACAGTCACGGCAGTCCCCTACCGGCACCATGGCAGGCTCGACCTTCAGCGAGCCTGACTTTGCTGCGATGTCCACAGCCTCACGCAAATCCTCCCTCTCCTCCGACGTCAATACCACCTTGGCGACCGCTGGAAACGGTAGGCCAACCTCGGCGGACAAAACATCGGTCACCATTCCCTCAGGAGCCGTGACAGGCACGGGACGGAAGAACAGTGGGGCTTTAAAGAGCATTTGCGGGTCGAAGACGCAATGGTCGAGGTGAGGTTGCACCAAGTCCAGCATCAAATCGGGGCAGCGCTGAGTCCAGAAATCCTCCATCCACCCAGTGGCATTAAGGTTTGGAAACTGCTCGCTGTCTTCGACGCCTGCGTAAAAGGACGCCAGGTCTTTTTGGATCGCATCAGGCCTCCCAAACACCTTAATCACCATCGTGGCATATGCGCCAATCAACGGGGTGTTCCTATCAGAGAGGTACAGCCCTATCATGCGTTGCTGAAGCTTCACACGGGGCGTCTGTTCCTGACCGGCGGCAGCACGGCCGCACACATGGATCTTGGAGCAGATTCTGGGCAAGTCGCAAGTGGACGACAAGTCCCCAGTCCAGACATACGGGCCGTAAAAGCGCGAAATGAAGTTCACGCCTGGCTCAGGAGCCTGCTTCTGCTCGACCTCGAGAACGAGGCCAACGGCTTTCCCGGTTGCGACCAGGTGATCCGTACCAATGTACCTGCTAAGGCTGTCGTCCCCCATGTAGATGCCGCAAACCTTACGCGCGTCGGCGGGCTCACGAAAACCATCTGCAAGGCGCTCGGTACGCGCCGCGACATAATCCTTGGCATAGTTAAACAGCGTGTTTCCGACGGTTGTGTCTGCGAAACCGGACCCGCGCCCGCACAGCTGTTCGTACAAGACTCCTTCGAGGGCCACGGGGTTACAATGGCTCGCCTTCAGTCCTTTCTCGAGTTCGAGGTGGGTGCTAGGGTGGAATACCCCATAGCAAATGTTCCCCTCCCACGCACGCTCGACGGGGCAGATGGTGCTGTCCCACTTGTCGCCATCGGACATGGTCGCCTTACCACTCGCGCACACTTCGGCCACACGTGCTGCGATTGATTTGGGCGTCATGCCGGGCGCGTACCACCCCTCTCCGTCCACACCAAAGTGCTTCACCAAAGCCTTGTGAAGCGGAATCATAAACCTGGACCACAGCAGTTTGTGCGCGGGCTCATCAGGACTGATGATCCGCGGGGCGGCAACCTTTTGAGCTGGTTCCGCCTTCTTGAACGCAAAGATACGCCGCTCAGGGTCAGCCAGTGAGGCGACGAGGGTCCCTTGGTCAAGAATATGCTGCTGTGATGGCCTCGGCTGGTTCTCGCGCACCTCGTCTTCGGTGACGGGGAATAACGTATGCCTGCCAATGACATCGATGATGTGGTTCCCGGCTTCCATCAGCGCCATTTCCACGTGGACACTCACCTCAGTTATGGAACTGGCGAGCTTCTGGACGCGGGCGGCGACGGCAACCTCGTTGTTGCCGCGCGTGTCCTGAGGAAGGAAGCACGCAGGGCCGAACGGCTGCATGAAGGGGCCCAACAAGGTAGGGGCCTCCGGGTCGTAGGTGAACTTGGACTGGTAGCGGACGACGGATTCGTCCACCATAAATACAGTCGCCTGGGCTCCCGGCGACATCTCTCTGTGGTACGCTGTCAATACGGCACACTCCACGGCGGGAAGTTTGGACAGCGTTTGGGTCGTTGAAGCACCGAGCGCGCTCTTGTTCAAGCCTCCAGTTTCGGCCAGCGCGTCGTCGGTGTCGGCACT